CCGCCTCCGCCGCCACCTCCACCATTCATGGTTGTGACTGGAGTGAATGGACATACAGAATTTCCTCCTGCAGAACCTACTCCTTTAGGGTATCCTCCACCACTTCCACCGCTTCCAATTGAAATTGGAACAGGGCTTCCTGGTGCTGTTATATTTGGTTGATAGTGAAAACCTCCGGCTCCTCCACCACCGCCACCTTGCCAGTGACCGTCATTTCCAGCAGAACCTCCGCCAGCTCCTCCACCTGCTATTAAAACATCACAATTACGTCTTGTGGCATTTGTTGGAGCAAATGTTCCGCTTGAAGTAAACGATGTAATACTTTCTGCTACTGCTCCCTCTGGATCGTTAGCAGGTCCTATTTGATTACCGTTGTTATCGTTTTCACCTAAACTTTTTAATGTACTTGTCATATTATACTTCGTTCCAAACTAAATTTGTAGGATCCCATACAAAAGATCTGTATTGAGTTCCGTCTGTGTCCTCTGGTAAATAATATTTACCCAACCATCTTTGATTCTCTTCGTCCCAAGAATACCCAATAGAGTCATCAGGTAAACCAGTATAGTTTCCGTGAACTGGAATTGCAACAGGAAAATCCCAATCGCAAGTTGACTCGTTAAAAATTAAAGAAGGATATCCTTTTATAGGAATAAAAGCATCTCTTGCAGAATCATAAGTTCCTCCGATGTCTGCTTGATTGTATCTTTTTGAACTGTCGTGAGTTCCAGGAGCTAATCTCCAATACTGTATCCAAGTATTAGAACTATTAAAATGATTTTGACACCATGTTTGATCTACATCATCGGGTGTTACTTTAATATCTATTACAATATTGGAACTATTTATTTCAGCAAAGTAAGCCATAATTGCTATGACCTCTCATTAACTTAATTCTTCGTAGTTTATTGTGATAGTAAGATCTGAGTTTGCACTAGCTCCAGATTCTATATTATCACCTTCTTCTAAGTAAAGATTTGTATTTCTATCTACGACTACTAAAGATGAATCTGCAGGCACTGCTATCGTGCTGGCAATCATAATTGGTGAGCCACCTGATTTTGTGATAGCAACAGAAGCGTTTGCAGAGTTAGTTCCGTCAATGTTTGCTACAAGTATATTATTTACTTTAAATACTTTTCCTGAAGATCCTGCGTTTGCAAGAATTTCAGTTGTTAAAGTTGTGTTTAAAGTCGCCTGAACAGACTTTGCAGTTATTGTTGATATATTTGCTAAGTTTGGTGCTGACATAATTTATTCTCCTTGATTGCTTTTTATCCGAAAATGAAAGCCATTGCAATAGCTTTTCCTACTGTTGATGCTTGTTGTCCACCAATTTGGACTTGACCAGTGCCATTTGGTGCTAAATTTATATTACCATCTGCTCCATCTGTAATAGTAATAGTTCCTGAGTTTGTGCCAGAATTAGTGTCTAATATCAAATCATGCGCTCCACTAGACGTTATTGTAGCATTTGCGGACCCAGTACCTACTTTAGTTTCACCGCTTCCTTTTGGAATAATTGCGAAATCAATATTTGTATCCCCACCAGTTGCGGATATACTTGGTGCATTTCCAGTTGCAGCGTTTGTTATATCAAATTGATTTACTGCAGATGAAGTAGTTTGAAATATAATCTGTTCATTTTCATTTTCATCGGCAATAAAATGTGCATCATCAATTATAATATTGTGTGAGTTCGTATCTAAATCACCACCTAATTGTGGAGATGTATCTTCTGATATTTCAGTAAGTCCTAAAGCTATTTCTTTTATGTTAGGATTAGTTCCATCATCAGCCATAGCAACAACTATTTTATCGCCTTTATCTGTTGATGAAAAAGTAACGGTGCCTCCTGATCCAGAAACATATTTAAATTGTACTGTGTAAGCACCTGAAGTTGAATTTCTTAAAATATAAAAAGTTTGAACATCTAATGGTATTGTTACAATTTGATTTCCAGTAATTGTTCCTGTGAATTCTATCATTCTGTGTGCAAGAGTTGCACCAGTTGATCCATCAGAAACAGATAACGCTGTTGTCTGTGCACTACCAGCTATTGACTGTTGTGTAAATCCACCTACTATTTGTTCTATAAGTTGTAAATTAGTATTTGTTTTAGTTCCCCACGTACCAGCATTTTCACCGGTAGCTTGAAGTTCTACACCTAAAGGTGTGTATGTTGATGCCATAAATTATCTCCTATTATGCAGCGTCACTATAACTTGTATTTGATCCAGTTGCAACACTTGTATAAGATGAATTTGAACCTGTGTCAACAGATTGATAAGCTTGAATTCCAAAACCTGAGGCTGTTCCAAAACCTGCGACAGAAGCTGTTGCAGAGACCCCTGTTAATCCTATAACATCAGCAGGCGATAAAGAACCTATTGAAGAAGTTGCAGATACACCTGTTATTCCGATTACATCAGCAGGTGATAACGAACCTACAGAAGCTGTTGAAGAAACTCCATCTGGAACAAGAGTAATACTTCCTCCAATTGATATTTCGCCAATTGATACTGTGGATGAAACTCCACTTACACCTATGACATCAGCAGGTGATAATGAACCTACTGCAGATGTTCCAGCTTGACCTGTTAAACCTACTGTTTGATCTACTAAAGTTGCTGAACCTACGCTTACAGTTGCTGAGACTCCTGTCACCGAAACTGTTGGACTACTTATTATTGTAAAAGAACCCGCACTAGCTGTTGCTGATACACCTGTTAATCCCATAACATCAGCAGGTGATAATGATCCCACGCTTGATGTTGCAGATTGACCATCAAGTATTAAAGTTCCTTGAATACCCCAACCACCTTGGTTCCATGGTTGTCTGCCCCAACCTGAATTTATTTCAGTAGATACAGTAACAGAACCAACCGCTGTTGTTCCAACACCTGCACTATCTACTGCTACATTAAAAGATCCACTCCAACCATCTTCACCCCAAGCATCAGATCCCCATCCTGCTTCTGGAAAAGCATCTGGTGTTCCAACACTAGATGTTGCAGAAACCCCTGTTAAAGAAATTAAATTTACACCTGATTGCCAAGAATTAGCTCCCCATGTATTTTCTCCCCAATCACTATTTCCTATGTAAGCAGGGCCTCCCATAGCAGAGTGAACAGAACAATAATAATATAAAATTGAAGGGGCATCTGATGCCACTTCTATTTGAGTATATGCGCCTGAATTTCCAGGAGTGCCGCTTGTTGTAACTCCAGTAGTATACTCACTTCCACCACCATGTGTGCC